CGGTGCAGCCGCTCCGTGGGAATAAGCGGAAGCGGTTGAAATCACTCTCCGACTTGGAGCGTTCCCGATACCCGAAGCTGAAAGCGGCGGTTATCAACTACGAATCCGTGTGGAGGGATGATATTTTTGAGTCCCTGCAGAAATACGATGCCGACATGATCATCTGTGACGAGAGCCAGCACATCAAGACGCACGACAGCAAGCAGTCCAAGGCGATCCATAAGCTGGGCGATCAGGCAAGGTACAAGCTCATCCTCTCCGGGACCCCGGTACAGAACAATGCCATTGATATCTGGTCGCAGTACCGTTTTCTGGATGCGTCCGTATTCGGCGATCAGTTCTGGGCATTCAAGAACCACTACTGCCAGATGGGTGGCTTCAACAATAAGCAGATTGTACGTTACCGGGATCTGGATGGGCTGATTGAAAAAGAACACTCCATTGCGTTCAGGATCACGAAAGAGGAGGCGATTGACCTCCCGGAGCAGACCTTTGAAGTCCGAAACATTGAAATGTCCGGGAAAGAGCGCAAGCTGTACGATGCCCTGAAAAGGGATTCTGTCGCAGAGCTGGAAAGCGGTGGCCAGGTATCGGCAACAACCGTCCTGACACGCCTCCTGCGGCTGCAGCAATTGACCGGGGGCTTTCTTGTAAAGGATGATTCGGACAGGCCGGAGCTGGTCAGCACGGCGAAGCTGGATGCGCTGAAGGACATCATAGAGGACTATGTTGTGGAGGCAGGAAAGAAGCTGGTCGTATTTGCCCGGTTCATTGCGGAAGTGGAAGCGATCATGGAGCTGGCGAAGAAAACCCTGCCGAAAGACAAAAAATCAGTCAGCATCTATGGGGCGATTAAGAAGGAAGACCGTGGGGATATCGTGAAGCAGTTCCAGACGGATGCGGATACCGTACTGTTCATCGGGCAGATTGACACGGCAGGGACCGGCATCACGCTCACGGCGGCGGACACTTGCGTCTACTACAGCAAGAATTACAACTATGCCACTTATGAGCAGAGCCTTTCCCGGATTCATAGGATTGGGCAGAGGAATATCTGCACGTACATTGATCTGGTGGTGGAGAACAGCGTGGACGAGAAGATCACGAAAGCCCTGCGGAAAAAAGAGGACTTAGCCACAAAGATTGTGGATAACTGGAAGGAATTTTTCAAGTAAGGAGGATAATCATGGCACAGGGAAAAGTAAAAGAATTAATTGATCAGTATGAGGAAATCAGGGAAAGGAAGGAGCGTCTGGCGAAAGAAAAGGCTGCGGCAGAGGAGGAATACAAGCAGATTCAGATTGACCTTGCGGCGGCAATTACGGAGATCGGAGAGGACAGCGCAACCAATGAGGGATTTGTCTACTCGCCGAAAGTCCAGGGAAAATACAGCTTCCGGGCGCAGGAGGATCTGGAAGCCGAGGGGCTTGATAAGATTGCCGTCCTGAAGGAGAACGGATTCGGGGAAATCGTAAAGGAAACCGTGGACTGGAGGACGCTCAATTCTACCATGAGGGAAGTGGCGGAGTCTGATGACGGCATCCCGGAGGACGTGCTGGGAATTCTGAATGTCTATGACGAGATCATCGTGAGCCGGACAAAAAAGGACACCAAGAAGCAGGACAAGCTGAAGGAGGCATTCGAGAGGAGGGGCAGGAATGTATAAAGAAACCGATGAGAACGGGCAGTACCAGCTGGACTGCCGCCTTTCCTCAGAAAGGAATCTGGAAGAGAACACCAGCGTCATGATCGACTTTGCCCACGATATCGTTAAGGCACAGAAACCCGGAAAGGTCAAGAACCGTCACGAGGGATACGGCATCCTCGCCGAAGCAATGTGCGTCCTGAACGGACAGATAAAATCGGTCAGTGACGGAATGAAAACTTTCCTGATAAATCTGTCCTCGGATGATGATATCCGGGCAATTGAAAGGACGGAGAGTATCTCCAATGCGCTGGCGGATACCATTGTGGCGGCGGTCACGATGGCGGCAGAGGCGAAGCGGATCAGCGATGACCTTTATGAAAGCGCAGGGAGCTTCCGCTCTCCATTAGAGGAATATGCTGGCAGCGTGGACGAGGACGGCTTTTCAGAGCCGGAAAATGAAAGCGAGGAGGGATAGTCATGGCAAGAAAAATGGAATTTAAGACAGCGAAAAGGGATCAGGTCTACATCAAGGCAGTGATTACCGGTCCCAGCGGCAGCGGCAAAAGCTACTCCGCACTCCGGGTGGCAACCGGGATCGCCGAGAGGATCGGCATTGCAGGGGCCGGTGGAAGCAAGATTGCATACATCGGTTCAGAAGGAACCCGGAACAATTATTATGCAGATGAGTTTCAGTACGACCTGATTGATCTGGATGAGTTTTCTATTGATACATACATGGAGGCGGTAGACCTCGCAATTTCCAGCGGCTACAAGGTACTGATCGTGGATTCCCTTACCCATGTGTGGACGTGGGTAAATGAACAGGTCAACAATGAGCCGAGGATGACGAGCTTTCAGGCTTGGGGCAAATGGAAGCCGAAGCATAGGAAGCTGATGGAAAAAATCCTCTTTTCCCCGATCCATGTGGTGGCAACGGCACGGGGGAAGGATGAATACATCATGGAGGAGAAGAACGGGAAGCAGGTGCCGAAGAAAATCGGCATGGGCGCACAGCAGGACAAGGATATCCAGTACGAATACACGGTGGCTTTCATGCTGGATCAGGATTCCCACCTTGCCCATGCGGAAAAGGACAACACGCATCTTTTTGAACTGAATGAAGTGCTGACGGAGAAATCCGGTGAGAAACTCTATGAGTGGTCAATCAAGGGGGACGCTCCGGCAAAACAGCGGAAGACAACGGACGAAGTGGAGGCTGAGAAGCTGGCGGAGACCAAGGATGCCATCATCAAAAAGTGCAAGGAGCTGGGCGGCCAGAAGAATAAGGAGCTGATGAGGGTGCTGAAGCAGTACGAGCCAAAAGGAGGAAACCCTGCGAAGATTGTGGGGCTTGCGGATGCAAATGAATGTCTGAGGGCGTTGGAGGCTGTAGAGCCGTTAAAGGAGGGCAAAAATGAATAAAATAATTTTAGTCGGCCGGCTTACGAAAGACCCGGAGCTTTCTGCAACGCAGAATTCCAGCTATGTGCGTTTTAATCTGGCGGTGGATCGCCGTTTCAAGAGGGATGGTGATGAGGTGACGGCAGATTTCCCTTCCTGCATTGCGTGGGGGGAAGACGGCGGAGTTTATAGACAAGTATTTCCACAAGGGTATGCGGATAGGGATTGTCGGGCGCATCCAGACGGGAAGCTATACGAACCGGGACGGACAGAAGGTATATACCACGGATGTTGTTGCGGAAGAGGTGGAATTCGTGGAAAGCAAGAATTCATCCTCCGGCAGCAGCGGAGGGAACGGGGGCGGCAGGAACACGCCGCCAACAACGGGTGACGATGGATTTATGAACATCCCAGACGGGATCGATGAAGAGCTTCCGTTCGATTAGAAAGGAGTGACGGTATGGGAAGACGGATTACAAGGGACATGTTTCCAGGCGGCACGGATGAAAACGTGCTGCGCCGGGGCGATGAGTGCGACCAGCGTGTCATTACGGACATCCTGGGGATTATGGATGGAGAGATTGACGATACAAAAAATATTCTGCAGAATCCTAATGCATACTCACAGCATTACATAGGGCATCAGAGGCTTTTTCATACGTTCAGCAGGGATAATGAGGACGAACCCTACCTTTATGCTGGGCTTTGTGCTGCAGACGAGGGTGGGAATATGCACCCGAGGGCATCACAGAAGGTGTTCATCATCAGCCAGCACCACGCCGAGGGTGACGAGTGGCTGGCGTTCAACAACCGATTCGCAAGAAGCCTCGCCAGGAACGAATTCTTAAGGACGGGGGACATCCCAATCCTGCCGCACCTTTATTTTCCCATGTTCATGATTGACCATGGATTTGAGAGGGACTTCGGGATCGAGGCAGGGCATATTGCCATGGATCAGTGCGACCGGGTGCTTCTGGCGGTTATTGACGGCAGGATTTCAGAGGGCATGAGGGCTGACATTGAATATGCAACGTTGCGCCTCGGCCTTAAGCCGGAGCGGCTGGACTTTACCGAGCGGTCCGCAAGGGAATATGTCAGGGAAACGGAGGATGCAGCAGATGAGGAACGGGGCAGAAGTCAACATTGACGATTTCGTGGATTACACAACTGAATATAAAGCCCATGTCAAAAAGTCAAGGATCGTGAACGGCCACCTGACCGGGCTTTGCCCTTTCCACAATGACACGAACAATAGTTTCTCAGTTGATCTGCAGACCGGGAAGTGGCATTGCTTTTCCGAGGACATCAGCGGAAACTTTCTGGACTTCTATGCGAAGATCCATGACACGGACACTGCGGAGGCATACAAGGAGATTCTGGCACAGTATGGCAGGGAGCAGGAGGAGGAACGGCCGCAGGGCCGCTCCTATTCCCTGGCACAATATGCCTTTGAAAAGAAACTGCCGGAGGAATGGCTGAAGGAATACTGCAAGGCGGCAACCGGGAAAGACCGGGACGGCACGACATTCCTGAAGATCCCATATTACAACGAGGACGGCAGTGAGGGCGCAACCAGAAAGCGGTATGCAAGGAAGCAGTTCAAGTGGAAGTGGGGAAGCTCAGGGAAGATCGGCTTGTACGGCGAATGGCGGCTTCCGCAGATCAGGAAGGGCGATGCGGTCATTCTGGTGGAGGGCGAGAGCGATTCGCAGAGCCTTTGGTATATGGAACTTCCTGCGGTCGGTTCTCCCGGAGCGTCCATGTTTAAAGCGGAATATGCCGAGAAGCTCCAAGACCTGAAGGTGTACATCCATCAGGAAAAGGACAGCGGCGGCGAGACGTTCGTGAAAAAGGTGCTGGAGGGGATGCGCAGCATTGAATTCATCGGCGAGGCATTCATCTTCTCCTGCGGCGATATCGAGAAATGCAAGGATCCGTCAGACGTGCTGATGCGCTTCGGAAAAGAAGAGGGAAAAAAGCACATCATGGAGCTTGTGAAAAACGCAAAGCCGATTGACCTTGACGAGCCGGAAGTAATCCCGGAGGCAATAAAGGGTGCGCCAGTAAACTTAAGAATCCCGGAAGGGTGGAAGTATTCTGAAAAGGGCATCAGCCGATTTGATGAAAAAAGCTATGAACCGAAGCTGGTCTGCAGGACGCCGATCATCCTGACACGGAGGCTTAAGAGCCTTGACACGGGGGATGAGAAGATAGAGGTGGCTTTTCTCCGGGACGGCGAGTGGCACACGGAGTCTTTCCCCCGGAGCGTGATATTTACGAGCAGGGGCATTACTGCGCTTTCAGATCTGGGATGCACGGTAACTTCGGAGAATGCAAAGCAAGTGGTGCGCTTCCTTTCCGCACTGGAAGCGGAGAATATAGACATCATATCCCGGACGGATTCCACGTCCACCTTTGGGTGGCAGAGGGGGAATCGGTTCATACCGGGGATGGGATCTGACATTTTCATAGACATAGACCCGTCACAGAAGGGAATGGCATCGGCATACTGCCAGACCGGGAGCATGGAGGGATGGATCGCCACCATGCGACCGCAACGGGAAAAATACAAGTTCCGCTTTATACTGGCGGCGGCATTTGCCGCTCCGCTCCTGCGGATCGTAAGACAGAGGACGTTCTTCCTGCACAATTGGGGCGGGTCCAGGACGGGGAAAACGGCGGCTCTTAAGGCCGCTTTGTCAGCATGGGGGGATTCCGACAGGCTGACCATGAATTTCAATGCGACTCAGGTGGGCTTGGAAAGGATGGCATCTTTCTTTTCAGACCTCCCGATGGGGATAGATGAACGACAGCTGGCCGGAAACAATCAGGCGAAGCTGGAGAACATTGTCTACATGATATCCTCCGGCATGGGGAAGCTCCGTGGGGCGAAGACGGGCGGCATCCAGACCACGCACTCATGGCGCACCATTGCCATGTCAACGGGGGAAGAGCCGCTTTCCACAAACACGTCACAGACCGGGGTAAACACGAGGGTGCTTGAAATCTACTGCGGACCGTTTGAAAGTGAAGCTGAGGCGGCACAGATGTATCAGGATATTGCTTCCGATTATGGCCATGCCGGTCCCGAATTCGTCCGGCATCTGGTCGGGATAGACGAGGACAGCGTCCGGGAATGGTATGCCAGGATGCAGGATTTTGTAAAATCGGTCGGCAGCGGAAAAGCCGGAAGCCATGTGGCGAGCGTGGCGGTGATAGCACTTGCGGATGCCATGATAGAAGAATGGTTCTTTAAGGAAAAGCCGGCTCCTGCAGATGGGCATCAAGTTACACTGTCAGAACAGGCGGCAAGCCGGAAACTTGCCATCAGCCCGGATTCGTGGGGAAAGGCCTGCGAGGCGGCGAAGAAAATCATGGAAGAACAGATGTCTGCTGCCGCAGGGGATGTAAACGAGAGCGCAGTGCAGTTCGTAACAGACTGGGTGCTTTCCAATCAGGCATATTTTGGGAGTGATGCAATCGGCACTTGCCTTGGCACGATGTCGGAAGACGGAAAGGTGGCTTATATCTACACGTCAGCTTTGAATTCTGCCCTGAAAAGGGAAGGATACAACGAGAGGAAAACAAAGAAATATATGGCAGACAAGGGATTCATTACAGCTGTCCAGCGAAAGGATCACGGTGGAGAGACCTATACTGTAACCAGCCGCTTTCAAGGAAGGGTGCAGCGTTTTGTGGAATTCTTTATAGAAAAAGCGCAGGGGCTTTCGTCCACGGAAGAATCCAAGGATGAATGGCTTCATGTGGGTGATGATGCGGATCTGCCATTCGATTAGGTGATGAAATGAAGGCAATTATGAAATATCCGGGAAGCAAGTGGAGTCTTGCGAAATGGATTGTGAGCCTTTTTCCTGAACACCACAGCTATGTGGAGCCGTTCTTTGGGAGTGGGGCGGTACTTTTCAATAAGCCCCGGAGCAACATAGAGACCATAAATGATTTAGACGGCAATGTTGTGAATCTGTTTGAGTGGATCAGGAAAGACCCGGAGCGTCTGGCCAGAGAAATATATTATACACCATATGCACGGCAAGTGTATGAGGATGCGTTTGCGGCGGTACCAGAAAGCAGCTTTGAAAGGGCAGTGAATTTCTATATCAGACTGAATATGGGGCATGGCTTCAGGACAAATGGCGAGAAAGTCGGCTGGAAGAATGATGTGCAGGGCAGGGAAAAGGCATATGCGGCGCAGGACTGGGTGCATCTGCCGGACAAAATATTTCAGGCGGCAGAGCGTCTCCGTGGGGTACAGATAGAAAACAAGCCGGCCGTGGATGTAATTCGGCGGTTTAATCATAAAAATGTCCTGATTTACTGCGATCCGCCTTATATGCTGGAAACCCGGCACGGGAAGCAGTATCGGCATGAAATGGACGATGACGGACACCGGGAGCTGCTGGAGGTATTGCTTTCGCATGAGAGAGCGGTCTTGATCAGCGGCTATGACACAGAGCTTTACCGGGAAATGCTTTCAGGGTGGAGGCGGTATGAAAACACGGCATATTCTCAGGTCTGCTCCAAGAAAAAGGAAGTCCTATGGGCGAACTGTGAACCGGGATATAAACAGATGAGTTTGGAAGGATTGGTGATGGATAATGGATGAAATGAAGCGGATAGTAATCTGTAAGCATTGCGAAATGCCGGAGTATTACGGCGAAATGCGCTGGCTTTCAGGGATATGCTCCTGCCGGAACTGCTACAAGGGGCAGTATGAGCGTGAGCGGCATGAAATCTATAAATGGGATGATCTGGACGGGAAGCGTCCGACTATGGAGGAATACATAGAGCAGGAAATGAAGGAAACGGAAATCTTAAAAGAAATAGGAGAATTAAAAAGATGTGGAAAATTAGAATCACTTATGATGACAAAAGTAAATTGACACTGACCGGGAAACATAAAGATATTCCGTATAGACTGGCAATGAAATATTTTATGGACTATGTAAACGGTCGTGAATGTGAGGCAGTGTATCAGCAGTATCCGAAGAAAAAATATCCGGCTATGGATCTGTTTGAAAAGATAGAAGCATTGGAAATGGAGGGTGCAAATGAACAGGAATAAAAAAGGCATTATGCCAGAAATTACAAGGACAGTTTATAAGGATGTGAAAAGGTACGACAGGCAGCAGTTTACGGCTTTCTGCACAGATTTGTATAAATACGGCTTCGAGGACGGCAGGGCGAGTGTGCCAGGGATTGACCTTCAGGAAGTGATCCGGGCGGTTTCTGAAACGAAAGGCATCGAGGAAAAGAAGATGGCGGCAATTAAGGTGAGCATTGCGGCGGCTTTTGAAAGGAGTGAGAAAAAAGATGGAAATCAGACCAAGGAAGCCGACTGACCGGGGCGGCTATATCTGTATGCCGCTTAAGAAGAATGTGCCGGAAAAACACGAGGGATGGTATCCGGCGATCTGTCCGTCCTGCGGTCGGGAGTGCTGGTCGGATAATGCCAGGAATATGCTGGCGAGGGGGCAGGGTGCGATCCTGCTCTGTACGGAATGCGCTTTGTGGAAAGGAGTGAGTGGAAAATGAAGGTAATTACGCTGTGGCAGCCGTGGGCAACATTGCTGGCGGCTGGGTCGAAAAGATGTGAAACCAGATCATGGAAGACAAATTACCGTGGAGAAATCCTTATCCATGCAGGAAAGAAAAATGTGCTGTATGGGGCGAGGCTGATGCCTTCGGGTGCATGGAGAAGGGCGAAGGAGTGCCTTGTGGGAGTTGCGAACCGGGGAGATATATTCCCGACCGGGGCGATTATTGGCAAGGCGAATCTAGTAAACTGTGTATTCATTGATGAAAAGACGGCGGCTCTTATCAGAGAGCAGAATCCAGATGAATACATATTTGGTGATTTCACTCCGGGGCGGTATGCGTGGGTGATGGAGAACCCGGTATTTTTTAATGAGCCGATACCAGCGTCCGGGAAGCAAGGTTTATGGAATTGGGAGGGAGAGTTATGAAAACAAGGATGTTAGTGGCATTTTTGAAAAAGATATTAGGCATAGAAAGCCCATCAATTTCCAAAATTTCAAAGTATTCGTATGAGTATGATTATTTAAAGGCACAGAATAGGAGGAAGTCATGAAGCATACAAAGTTTATTCAGGATTCAGCAAGCGCATACATGATAGCGTACAATCAGGCAATGCAGGACACGCATGATCCCAATATGGCGGCGCAGATCGCCAGCGTGGTGGTCATGTCCTATATGACGGCATTCAAGCAGGAAATCGAGCAGGAGCAGCAAGCGCAGACACTTCTTGGCATGATGCTGTCCATCGCACAAGCTGGGGCGAATGCCGGGAAGGAGGACGATGACGATGGCGAGGGAGAATAGATACGGGATGCCGTCCCGGCAGAGGGATGAGATGTGCGGAAAGTGCCGCTCCCATACTTGGTGCGGCAACGGGGAGCAGGGACCGGGGTATTACTGCCTTAATTTGGACAGTGAAGCCTATCTTGACATCACGGAGTTTGGCGATCGGTGCGTGGAATTCGAGCCACGGGCAGAAAGGCGGTTTTAAGTTACACCATGTAACACCTATTTTACAAAAGGTGTTACAAAGGTGTTACGCAAAAAAAGCAAGCAAATCAAGGCTTTCAGGCGCACTGTAACACCAGTAACACCTTTTTCATGAATATATATATGGGAAAGAAAAAGTGAAAGTGCATCCGTGCAAATTGCACTTTTTTCAAAAAAATGATGGTGTATATAAAAATTGGGTGTTACGGTGTTACGTTTTCTTGAAAAGCTATAAAAATCAAAGGCTCATGGCGATTCCCGGAAATATAAATCTGGTGTGACATGGGTGTAACGTCTGGAGGTGATGGCGGTGGGGAATATCTTTACGGAAATGGATGAAATGCTAGGAAAACTGCGGAGGAATGAAGAGCAGATGACCGAGGCACAGAAGAAACAGTATGCCGTACAATTGCTGGCATTGAAAAAAAAGATTTCAAAAAGTGCAACGGAAATTTGCAGGAGCTTCCTGCTGTGCGGAATCCGCATCCTGAAAGAGGATGAAAATAATGAGGCGATAGAGCGGATCAATATGATTCTGGCAGAGGAAATTGCTAGGGGAGCGTTAAAGGAAGCCAGCCGGATTCTTTTTTCCACATACAATGTGGATAAGTTCCTCGAAGCACTATGCCCGGTGCATGACCGGGTGTTCTATGAAGGATATGCGCCTTACTGGATCGAACACTGCGATGTCTACAACGAAGAGGGCAAACAGACGCATGGAGGCGGTGAGTTTTCTGCATGGAATCATATCATAGACATGGGCTGGATTGAAGAATATGGCGTCTGGAAGAAAAAAGATGAAATGTGCTGGATGATTATGCTGCCGCCAACGATGGAACTGATACAGAAAGAATATGAGGAGGCGAAGAAAAGATATGCTGGAGCATTATGAAAAAGGATGGAAGGACAGTGATGTCATAGCGCAGGTGCAAAAGGAGCGTGGAATCACAAAGACGCAGGCCGTAAAATGGCTTCGTGAAAGAATCCCTCCTGAAAGGTATTACCAGAAAAAAATCATAGAGGCATTAAGGAGGGAGTACCCGGACGCTTATGTCGTAAAAGTATCGCAGGGCGCATACAGTATCGGGGGAATCCCGGATATCATGTGCGTTGTCCGGGGACAGTATTTTGGATTCGAGGTAAAGCGGCCGGTATTTGGAGAGGTGTCAAGCCTTCAGGAGCTGGCGGTCAGGAAGATAAATGCTTCTGGCGGCACGGCCGCAATTGTGACTTACCCGGAGGAGGCAGTAAGCGTATTGAAGTGGCGGTTCGGCGAAGGGGAATTGATTTTATAGGAGGTATGGGCGGCATGGAGAAGTCAGTGCAGGAAGACGTGCTGAAATGGATGCTTGGACAGGCATTCAGGGCAGAGGATCATAAAAGGAGGCTGGATGAACGGCTGAAAAGGATAAATGCGGAAAGGAATGCGCCGATTGGCGGCGTTGGATACGAGCCTATCATAAAGCGGAAAGATCCGGGGGAAGGCGCAGCGTCCATCGTTTTCCAGCTGGCGGATATTGAGGAGCGCATCTATAAGCAGAAAAGCGAGATAGAGAAGGCAATCGTCAGGGTGATGACCATCATTGAGTACATACCAATCACGGAGATCGACCGGGAGATATTTGAGATGCGCCACATTGACATGATGCAGTGGCCGGATATAGAGGCGGCAATCCCTATGTCGAAGAGCCAGTGCATCAGGCGGTATAATGCCACCATTGACAGGCTTTTGTTAAATCCCCGGATTCAGAAGATGGTAAAATCCAATGAGAAGGACTATCTGCTGTGGTGTATGGAGCATGACCGTGGGAAGCCGAAAAAACAAAGTGGGGGTATGAAGCCGGGAAATAAATCTGGGAATTTAAACCAGAAAAAATCCAGGAAAAATAAACGGGGCCAGGGGAAGGAAAGCTGAGAATGCCGATTTTAATGGCATGGGCTTTCCTTTCAGGATAACTGGCCGGAGATTTTTCAAGTTTTTTCTGCTGGGATTTTTGGGAATATGCAACCATGCAGGAGGCGAAAAACAAGGTGGGCATACGTCCCGGAAAAATAAAGTGGGGTATATTTTCCGGGAAATCAAAGCCGGATTTTTCAGGGCTGATTATAAGCCGGATTTCAAGGGCTTGTATATAGGGGCTGTGCAGGGGGGCTTATATAAGGGGGGTATGGCAGCCCGGTATATAGGGGCGCATATATGGGCGGATGTATAGCAGGGTATATATAGGGCTGTGAGCCACGCATAGACGCTCACGACACGCACACACGCACAGCCACGCACCACACGCTCACGCAGGGAGGTGCGCCGTATACAGCGCACAGGGGCACGGATACAGCCTGACTGTACGGGGCTGTATAGGGCGGCAGACGTGCAGTAAGGGCGCACGAAAGGAAGCAGTGAGAGAGGCTTCAAAGCCTTGCTGCATAAGGCTTGGCAGGGCTTTATAAAAGATGCGACTCCATGCGACTTCTATGTGTGATATGATGGTAACGTGGAACAACTGAATAAAGAA